AAGCTCTCCAATCTGAAGCCCAGGCTTGGCACTCTCGCCCCTCGGGTAGGCTATGCACCAGGTGACGAGAAGGGACGATCCCGATACAGGGACGCAACCCAGCCGTGGCGCGCCTGGTACAAGACTGCGCGATGGCAGAGGCTTCGCGAGCGCATTCTGATTAGGGATCAGTTCACCTGCCAGAAGACGGGCGTGCTCCTCGTCGGCAGGCATCCTGCGCCGAACAGTCCTGTCATCGACCACAAGATCCCGCACCGTGGTGATGAGCGTCTGTTCTGGGATGAGAGCAATCTGCACGCCGTGAGCAAGGCCTATCACGACAGCACGAAGCAGAGCGAGGAGCGGCGGCAAGGGCTGCTGTGACCGAAATGCAACAAGGAGAGGGTGTTGCAACGGGGCAACACCGAGGGAGGGGGGGTGCAAAAGTCGAGAGACCCCCTCGGCCCCGGACCCGCGCCCCCACCATTCGCACAATTTTTTCCTCCGCCCCGAAATTCTCGGCAAAGCAATGAGATGACCGAAAAACCTAAACCGCAAAAGGCGCGATCGAAAGGAGGGAGGCCATCCTTCCGGCCAAGCGTTGAGCAGCGGCGCATCGTTGAGGAAATGAAGTTCTGCGGCGAAAGCGAGAACACTATCGCCCGTGCGATCGGCATCGATCCTGATACGCTGCGCAAGCATTTCGCGGATGAACTTGCGGACGGCCATGCGCAGCGCAGGAAGGAGGTCATCGGCCTTCTTTTCGCCTCCGCCCGGGCGGGGAATGTCTCTGCCCAGAAGAAGCTTGAGGAAATGGGTCGTGTAGCAGGCGCCGCTGAGGCTGTGAAGGCCCGCGAGACCAAGCCCCCGAAGCTAGGGAAGAAGGAAGAGCGGCAGATCGCGGCAGAGAGTGTTGTGGGCAAGTATGCCCCGCCGACGCCGCCTAAGCTCGTCGTCAATAACCAGTGAAGCAATGGAGCACTGCCTGCCTGGATTGGCAGGAAAGGATCGTTGAAGGGCGGTCACTGATCCCGTTCGACCCGCTCTTTCCGGATGAGGCTGATGCCGCGCTTGCGGTCTTCCAGTCGCTGCGGATCGTGGATGCCCCCGGAAGCCCAACCTTTGGGGAGGCTTGCGAACAGTGGGTGTTCGATTGGGTGCGCGCCATCTTCGGCGCGTACGACCATCAGAGCGCAAAACGGCTTATCCGAGAGTTCTTCCTGCTCATCAGCAAGAAGAACGCGAAGTCGACAATCGCCGCCGGCATCATGGTCACAGCGCTGATCCGGAATTGGCGGTTCTCTGCTGAACTGCTGATCCTGGCCCCGACGATTGAGGTCGCAAACAACTCGTTCATCCCGGCCCGTGACATGGTCAATGCCGACGATGAACTACGAGACCTCCTGCACGTCCAGGAGAATTTCCGGCAGATCACGCACAGGACCACGAAAGCCGTCCTGAAGGTGGTAGCCGCGGACACGGATGTTGTCAGTGGCAAAAAGGCGGCGTTCGTCCTCGTAGATGAGCTCTGGATCTTCGGGAAGAAGCCGAATGCGGACGCAATGCTCCGGGAGGCAACCGGCGGATTGGTTGCCCGGCCTGAAGGGTTCGTGATCTATCTCTCGACGCAGAGCGATACGCCGCCGGCCGGTGTGTTCAAGGCAAAGCTGGATTATTTCCGCAATGTGCGGGACGGGATCGTGGAGGATCGAAAGAGCCTGCCGGTCCTCTATGAGTTCCCCGATCTCATGCTTGAGGAGAGAGCCTACCTCCAGCCGGAGAACTTTTACATCACGAACCCGAACCTAAACCGCTCGGTCAGCCGGGAATGGCTCGAAGATGAGTTGGCAAAGGTTCAGGGCGGCGACGATGGCGCGCTGCAGACGTTCCTTTCGAAGCATCTCAATGTCGAGATCGGTTTGAACCTGAGGGCCGATCGGTGGCCCGGTGCTGATTATTGGGAATTGGCGGTCGAGTCGGGTCTGACCTTCGACGCTCTCTTGGAGCGCTGCGACGTGATCGTGATCGGCGGTGACGGTGGGGGTTTGGACGATCTGTTTGGGGGGGCATTCCTCGGGCGCGAAAAGGGAACGCGCCGGTGGCTTCTGTGGTGCAGGGCCTGGGCACACCCGATCGTCCTGAAACGGCGGAAAGAGATAGCCGCCACTCTGAAGGATTTCGCAGGTAAGGGCGATCTGGTCTTCTGCGAGAGGCCGACGCAAGACATCGAGGAGTTCGCTGATCTTTGCGAACGGGTACGCGATGCCGGTCTGCTCCCCGAGCAAGCGGGGATCGGCGTTGACAAGCTAGGGCTCCCAGCTCTCGTAGATGAACTGATCAACCGAGGCTTCGATACGGTCGACAACGGCGGGACGATAACCGGCGTCTCCCAGGGAGGCTATCTGAACCCGGCCATTCTCGGCGCCGAGCGCAAGCTGAGCGATGGGACGCTGGTTCACGCAGGGCAGCCGCTGATGGCCTGGTGTGTGGGCAACGCCAAGGTCGAGTTGAAGGGGTCCGCTCGCTCGATCACCAAGCAGGCGGCGGGTAAGGCGAAGATTGACCCGCTGATAGCAGCCTTCAACGCCGTGATGCTGATGAGCAGGAACCCGGAGGGCAAAAGCCCATCCGTCTACGAAACTCGCGGAATCCTGATGGTGTAGCGGATGGGACTATTTGACTTCCTACGGCGCAGCGAGCCGAAATCTTCATCGCCTGTTGTGCATGCCATGGGTGAATCCGCCGAGTTCTTTGGGATGGACGATCCTCGCCTGCTGGAGTTTATCCGCGGCGGCAGTGGCGCCTTGACTGAGGCGGGGATTACGGTTTCTGCGAAGACCGCGCTGCGCAACACAACGGTTATCCGGTGCGTTTCGCTGATCTCCTTCGCCATGGGTTGGCTTCCGCTTCACCTGCGCGACAAGGAGACGAAGGAAAAGGCGACGGATCACCCGCTGTTTCGCGTCCTGCACCGCAAGCCGAACGCCTGGCAGACGGCATTCGAGTTCCGTTCGCTGATGCAGCAACGGGCTCTTGGCGCGAATGGGGACGGCAATCGCGGCGATGCGTTCGCACTGATCGTGCGCAGCGGCAAGAAAATAACGCAGCTGGTGCCTTTGGCGACAGAGCGGGTGAAGCCACGCCAGCGAACGGACTGGTCTCTGGAATACGAATACACGCGCCCGGATGGCGGCAAGGTGATCCTGCCGCAGGAAGACATCTTTCATCTTCGCTGCGGCCTTTCCGAGGACGGGATCTCCGGGCTCTCGATTGTGCGCCAGGCCGCCGAAGCTATCGGCCTTGCCCTGCAGACAGAGAAGGCCGCCGCGCGGTTGTTCCGTCAGGGAATGCTCGTCGGCGGTGCGCTCAAGCACAAGGAGAAGCTTTCGCCGGAGGCATATGAGCGCCTGAAGGCCAGCATGGCCGAGCGCGAGAGCGCCGAGAACGCGCACAGATGGCTCATCCTCGAGGAGGACATGGACATCGCAGGCGGTGGCCAATCGGGCCGCGATAGTCAGCATATCGAGCAGCGCAAGCATCAGATTGAGGAGATTGCCCGCGCTTTTGGGGTGCCGCGGCCACTTCTGGTGGTCGATGACACGTCCTGGGGTTCCGGCATCGATGTGCTCGGGCAGTTCTTCGTCCGCTATGCGCTCAATCCGTGGTTCGAAGCGTGGCAGCAGGCGATCGAGCGTTCGCTGCTAACCGAGGAGGAGGCGGATCGTTACGAGGCCAAGTTCAACGAGGGTGCGCTGCTGCGCGGCTCGATGAAGGACCAGGCCGAGTTCTTCAAGGCTGCGCTCGGCTCCGGCGGTCATCAGCCATGGATGGATTACGAGGAAGTCCGAGAGACGATGGACCTCCCGGAAAAAGAGATCGGGCCAAACCCGCTTGCAAACAGGAGCAATGGCAATGAGCCTTCGCAATCTGCCTGAGATCAAGGCCGAGCGCCTGCCGTCCGTCTGCGCGTTTGAGCCGGACCCGGATGCGATTGAGCGCTGGAATGCCGGCATCATGGCAAAGCAGACGCCGGAAAACACGGTCTCGATCCTGGATGTTATTGGCGAGGATTTCTGGACCGGCGGCGGCGTCACGTCGAAGCGCGTAGCGGCGGCCCTGCGCGCGATCGGTGATCAGGACGTGTTTGTTGATCTGAACTCGCCGGGTGGCGACTTCTTCGAGGGGGTCGCGATCTACAATGCGCTGCGTTCGCACCCGCACAAGGTGACGGTCCGCATCCTTGGGCTCGCCGCGTCTGCCGCGTCAGTCATCGCCATGGCTGGGGACGAGATCCAGATCGGCAAAGCGGGCTTCCTCATGGTGCACAATGCCTGGGTGGTCGCGATCGGTAACAGACATGATCTCGCCGAAGCGGCGAAGACCATGGAGCCCTTCGACGATGCCATGGCGACCGTCTATGCCGAGCGTGCCGGTGTAAAGAAAACGAAGGCCGCTGAATGGATGGACAACGAGACCTGGTTCAACGGCGAACAAGCCGTCAAGGAGGGCCTTGCTGATGGCTTCCTGCCTGCTGATCAGGTCTCCGAAGACAAAACGAAGGCGGAATCGGCCAAGGCCGTGAACGCAACGAGGCGGGTAGATGCTCTGCTCGCCAAATCCGGAATTCCTCGCTCCGAACGCAGGACGCTTCTGAGCGAGGTGAAAAGCGGCACGCACGACGCTGCCGCGCCCGTCACGCACGACGCTGACGATCTCAGGGCTGCGATCCAGCAGCTTCGTTCCACACTGAAAGGCTAAAAGGAGCCTCAAATGAAAATCGTGTCTCTCGTCATCGCCTGCGTGGCGATGCTGGGGGTTGGCGTCTGCGCGGCTGCGGCCGGAACCCCCGACCTTCTCCACCTCGCCTCAGGTTCGCTTGCGGGCGATCTCGTTGCTGCGATGGGCATCATGCTCCCTGCCAGCACAAAAGCACGCGGTATCCTCGCCGTGCGCGCCGAAGCCGGCGGGGAAATCAAGGCGCTTATCGACAGCCTCAACAAGGACTGGTCCGAGTTCAAGGCCACCATGGCCGAGAAGGACAAGGAACTTGCCAGGAAGTTTGATGACGTGGTGACGACCGAGAAGCTGGAGAAGATCAATTCCAGCGTTTCGGACCTTCAGGCTGCAGTCGATCAGGCCAATGCACAGTTGGCGGCGATCCAGATGGGTGCCGGCGGCGGCAAGGGGGAGGTTCGGGATCGGGAGTACTCCGATGCCTTCCGCTCTCACTTTCGCAAGGGTGACGTCCAGGCGGCCCTGAACAAGGGCGCTGACGACGAGGGCGGTTATCTTGCTCCGATCGAGTGGGATCGCACGATCACCGACAAGCTGGTCGAAGTATCCCCCATGCGGCAGATTGCGCAGGTGCAGACCATCTCGACCGCCGGTTTCAAGAAGTTGTTCAACCTGCGTGGAACCGGCTCCGGCTGGGTGGGTGAAACTGCGGCGCGTCCGCAGACCAACACGCCCGAGTTCGGCAGCATGACGTTCACGCCGGGTGAGATTTACGCCAATCCGGCTGCAACGCAGCAGCTTCTGGACGATGCGGAAATCAACCTTGAACAGTGGCTGGCGAATGAGGTGGAAACCGAGTTCGCTTATCAGGAAGGACTAGCCTTCATCGCGGGCGACGGCACGAACAAGCCTTATGGCTTCCTGACCTTCGTTGCCGGTGGCTCACAGGCGACAACCAATCCGCTCGGTTCTATCGAGGTGAAGACGGCAGCGTCTGCGGCCGCGATTGCTTCGGACGAGCTCCTGGACATGATCTACATGCTTCCCTCGTCCTATACGCAGAATGCGCGGTGGGTCATGAACCGCACCACGCAAGGAGCGATCCGGAAGCTGAAGGACGGCCAGGATAATTACCTGTGGCAGCCGTCCTTCGTGGCTGGCCAGCCGGCCACCATCGCTGGTTATCCAGTCACAGAGATGGCTGGCATGCCGAGTGTGGCCGCCGATGCCCTGCCGATTGCGTTCGGCGACTTCCGCCGCGGTTACCTGATCGTCGACCGTACCGGCGTGCGCGTCCTGCGCGATCCGTACACCAACAAGCCGTACGTGATGTTCTACACCACGAAGCGCGTTGGCGGCGGCGTGCTCGATCCGACCGCGATCAAGGTCCTGAAAATGGCTGCTGCCGGCGGCTGATCAGAAGTTGGGGGCTTTCGGGGCGGTCATCTGCGACCGCCCTTCAACCATCAGGAGTGATGACCAATGGCAAAGAAGCCTGATACCGCGTCCGAGAAGGGCGTGGAGAACCCCGCGCCTGCCGATAGCATGGACAGCGCATCCGGCGCGATCATCGAGCCGGAGATCAAGGAGGGTGTTGATCTCGATCACCCCGCGATCGACGACAATCCTCGCGCAGGCACGTCCGCAGACCAAAACAAGCGGGACATGAACGACCCCAATCGCCGCACGCCGGCGGATGAGGACTTCTCTGGGCAGGGCCTCGATCCTGCGCCCTACGGCAAAGCTTCGAAGAAGAAGTAAGCTCATGCTGACGCCCGTCCTCGTAACCCCGCCGGCCGTTCCGCTTTTCACGGCAGAGGAGGCCGTCGCGCGCCTCCATCTCACCGTGGACAGCGACGACGACAACGCCTTGATCAATCATTACATCGAAGCAGCGACGGCATACCTGGATGGCTATTCGGGGATACTCGGACGGGCGCTCATCACCCAGACATGGCGCATCGACGCTAGAACCTGGGGCTATCCTTTCATCCGTCTGCCGCTCGCTCCGGTCCAGTCCGTAACCGTGAAGTAT